TCAGCAATGGTCTACGGCGATTTCAGCCAGATCATGATTGGTTTCTGGTCAGGTGTTGACGTTGTTGTTGACCAATCCAGCTTGTCTACTTCTGGTGGTACGCGACTCGCGTTCTTCCAAGATTTAGACGTTGCTCTGAGATACCCCGAATCTTTCGCGGTAATCAAAGACATCGTTGCAAGCTAATAGGAAAGGGGGGTTTCGGCCCCCCAATTCTTTGGGAGTTATTATGGAATTAGTTATCAAAATGCCTTGTCACGTTCACGGTGTTCCTAGATCGGTGGGTGACGTGGTAATTGTTTCATCAGCGGAAGCCCGACAGTTCATTAGTTCTGGTCATGCCGCTGAATTTAAAGTAGAAGCAAAGCCTTTGAAGAAAAAGGCAGTTGAGAAAGTATCGAAGCGATGAGTTTAGAGTTCGATGCCGACTTCGATGGATACTTTGACGTGCTAGGTCATGGCGTGTCTTGTACCTTTACGCCTACAGGCGGGTCAGCATCGACAGTTAAGGTCATATTAGACCAAGAATATTTTGCCGTTTCAGGTGAATCGGTTGACGTTCAATCAAGTCAGCCGGTCGTATATGGAAAGGCTAAGGATTTACGAAACGCAGTCTTCGGTGATGCTTTAGCATTCGCAGCTATCACTGATCTTGACGGGAATACAATTAAGAACGCAACCAACTATAAGGTGGTCAGCGTCCAGCCAGATCATACCGGCGTGGTCGCGTTGGTATTGGAAGAACAATAATGGCTGATCACGTTAGGCAGCAAATCAGGGAACGAGTAGCCACAACGGTCACAGGATTGGCTACAACGGGATCTAATGTTTTTCAGTCTAGGGTCTATCCTTTATCTGATAGCAACATGCCAGCTTTGCTGGTTTATTCGACAAGCGAAGATTCAGCAACTGACATCATGGGCCCGTCACTGGTGACTAACCGTGAACTGTCGGTAGTCGTTGAAGGTTATGTGAAAGGAACAACAGATTTTGATGATGTGGTTGATGATATCTGTAAAGAAGTAGAAGTAGCGTTAGGCGCTGACAGAACGATAAACGGTCTGGCAAAGTTTGCTTATTTGTCAGGCACAGAAATTAGTTATAACGGTGAAGGCGAACAACCAATAGGTGTAGTATCCTTGACTTATCTAGTACAATATAGGACTGCTGTTGACAGTCCAGACGTACCTTTATAGGAGCCAGAAATGGAACTAAAAAGCCCAGATGGAAAGCTGACGGTTGATTTTCATCCGTCTAAAGTAGAATCAAAGCTGGCTAAAGGTTGGAAGCCAGCTAAAGAAAAGAAATCAGTAAAGAAAGCTGATAAAGAAATTGAAAAAAAGGAGTCTGAATAATGGCTACGCATACAGGCAGAGACGGAACCATCAAAGTCGGCGGCACAAGTGGCCAAGAAGACGGAACCGTTGTTGCTAATCTTAGAAGTTTTTCTATCGATGAAACGGCAGACACCGTTGAATACACAACTATGGGTTTAGCGGCTAAAGTCTTTCTTCCAACAACCACTGCTTTTACAGGGTCGGCTGATGTCTACTGGGATGAAAGCGATGCAGGACAGACAGCTTTGGCGGTTGGATCAAGCGTCACAATCAAGTTTTTTCCAGAAGGCGATTCTACAGCCGCTCCAGCAGATACTTTCTATCAAGGTGATGCCATCGTCACAGGCGTTAGTCGTTCAGCATCGTTTGATGGGATGGTAGAGGCTTCGATAACTTTGCAGGGTAGCGGTGCTTTGTCTGACTACACTGCCACACCATAACAGGAGATAATCATGCCGCATGTAGGTAAGGATGGGGTTTTAAAAGTAGCAGGAACGACTGTCGCGCAGCTTAGAAGTTTTTCAGTAGATGAGACTGGCGATACCGTTGAAGATACTACTATGACTTCGACTTTTCGCACTTATAAGCCAACGCTAACCAGTTTCACCGGTTCGGCAGATGTTTATTGGGATGAAACAGACAGCGGTCAGAATGGCATCACAATCAATTCTGAACCGACGATTGGATTTTTTCCTGAAGGCGCGTCTGGCGGTGATACTTATTACTCAGGAAGCTGTATAGTGACGGGCATAAGCATTTCAGCGTCTTTCGACGGAATGGTTGAAGCGTCGATCACGTTTCAAGGTAAAACCGCACTTACTAAGACTACTGTATAATGGGCATTCTGGAGAAGGCGCAAGAACATTATAAATCAGTCTTGGCTAGTGATCCTAAGCCGATTGAAATACCTGAATGGGGTGGGCGTTATTTCGTGCGCCCACAGATTTCTGTCAAGAAGAAGATGGAAATACAGCAGAAGCTGACATCTGAAAAGATGGATGAAGGTTTAGCTTTGACCCTGATCTATTATCTGGTAGATGATAACGGTGACGCTTGTTTTAAAAAGCTAGAACTGGTTGAAATAGTTCGTTCAGTTGATCCTGACGTTCTGATTCGAGTCGCTGGTGAAATTGCAGAAATGCAACCAAAGGATGAGGATCTGGAAAAAAACTGATAAACGATCATGCCCTACTGTTCTGCTATCAGTTAGCGGAGCATCTTCACAAGACAGTTGAAGAAGTATTAGAGATGGGCGTGATCGATTTTCAGGGTTTGATCGCATACTTTGAGGTGAAGAATCGTGGCGCGTAACGTACAAATACCAATAACAGCGAAAGATAAAACAGCCGCTGCATTCAATTCTGCAAAGAAGGGTTTGGGATCACTTGGTAATTCAGCAGCAAAAACAGCAGCCACAGTTGCGAAAATTGGCATTGCATTCGGGACGGCAGGAGTAGCAGCAGCCGCAGCAATGACAAAATCGTCAATGGCAAGCATTGATTCTCTGGCTAAAACAGCCGATAAGATCGGAACAACCACTGAAGCCCTAACAGGGTTAAGACACGCAGCAGAATTGACGGGTGTGGGTTCTGACACGTTAGATATGGCGATGCAAAGGTTGACCCGTCGAGTATCAGAAGCCGCCAATGGCACTGGGGAAGCCAAAAATGCGTTAATCGAGTTAGGAATTAACGCAGAAAATCTTGAAAAGTTGCCACTAGATAAGCAGATGGAAGTCATCGCTGATCAGATGGGTAATGTCAAAAGCCAGTCGGATAAAGTAAGGCTGGCAATGAAGTTATTCGATTCTGAAGGTGTGGCGTTAGTCAATACCCTTTCAGGAGGTTCTGAAGGCTTGCAAGCAATGGCGAAGGAAGCTGATCATCTTGGGATAACTATGTCCCGAGTTGACGCGGCCCAGATCGAAGTTGCTAACGATGCGGTCACTAGGGCCAAGGGTGTCTTCACTGGCCTCGGGAATCAGCTTGCTCAGGCTTTCGCGCCAATGGTGATGGAAGTCGCTGATGCCTTTAGACAAACAGCGCTTGACTCAGAAGGTTTCGGTGACATAGGCCAGCGCGTTGCAGATATTATCGTTAAGGCATTCGGGTTCGTTGCTGACACTGTTTACAATCTTCGGCTTGGATTTTTGTCAGTTAAAAGGGCGACTATTGAAATCGCTCAGGTCATCGTCGAGAAGCTGAACCCATCCTTCAAAGAATTCGCGGAGGTATACAATAGGTTCGCTGCGATAGTCGGAAAAGAACAGATTGACACAAAGTTTCTGGATAAACTTAGCTCAGATCTTGGTCAGACCATACTTGACACCAACGATCAGATCAAAGAATTGTTGACCAAGGGATTACCAAGCGAAGCGGTCGATGAGTTCTATGAAAACGTCAAGGCAAAGAACAGGGAAGCGGCTGAATCAATCGCCGCGAACTCACCGGCAAAAGTTATCACAGAGCAGATGACAGAAGCGGCAAATGAAGCGACAAAAAAAATGACCTTCATGCAAGAGCAGCAGATGAAGGGTGAAGAAGAGAAGAAGAAGTTTATGATGATGAGCAATACGGCTCAGACTTCTCACGTTTTAGGCGAATTGAACAATCAGTTTTCAGGCATAGCGGCAAACAACAAGAAACTTTTCGCATTGAACAAGGCGTTTCAAATCGCCCAAGCGATCATGCAGACTTATCAGGGTGCAACATTAGCTCTT